ATCAAACCGTTTTGTAGACCAGCACCACCGAAGTCTGAATCAAACAAACGTGAGTCTTCGTCTTTCAGCAGTTCAACAAACACTGGGTCAACTACCAACCAACGTCCCTGAGAGTCTACGTTTTGCAGGTCAAGTTGACGTGCCATACGTGCAATCACGGTAAGTGGGTTAGCTACACCAGCAGTTGTAGGAACAGCTTCTGATGCGCGAGGCTTCAAGCCCACACAGTTAGCTGCGTTACCAGCATTGAAGTCGGCAGCAGTCAGTTTCATTGAGGAAAGAAGTTCATCTGTACCTGCTGTTGGAACTGAAACAGTACCGTTAACAATGTTGTTAACTACGTTAGCGTTACCGCTAATTGCAGCTTGTTTGAATCCAGTCAAGTAACCCAGTACGTCTGAGTCAAACTGGTCGGACAAGCGGTATGCAGCACGGTTGCTTGAGAGAGACTCAAAGTTTACGTGCGAATGTGCTTCTTCAATGTCGTCAACTTTAAATGCAAAGTAGTTTGCTTTGTCAACGGTCAGTGTGAAGTCTTCATCGTCAAGGTCTTGCGGTGTGATTGTAGTACCACGTTCGTATGCCTTAACAGTGATTTCGGGTTCTTTAATGATTTTAACTGAATCACCAAAGTTTGCGATTTCACCAAAGTAGTCGTTATTCGTAATTGCGTCACAAACAGCGGCCTTGCGGAATGCAAGCTGCACCTGTTTGGAGTAAATTACTGGGCTAAAATTACCATTAGGTAAGTTGTTGTAACCCGCTGCTCTTGGAAAAGCCATAATCCATCTCCTATTGTTTTGGATTGTACAGATGCAAACAGTACAATTCTTTGCAGAGGCTGTCTAACGTAGGGTGTATCTTATACAAGGGTTGCAACCAATGTACTCAATAGGCCATGCTAATCAGGTAATCTTTAAGATTTTTGTCGTTTGCGGATTGACAATGTAAACAAGTAGCTAACCCGTTTACATCATACATGACTATAGTTATACTTATAAATAAGTACTTGTCAACTCTTTTTTATCGTGCAGAGCCAGATAAATCGTAGATAAACTTACCACTACGGATAGCATCCATAATTTCATCTGCGTGTTTCTCATACTCTTGTGTAGACATTTTGTCTACATCTGACTCTTTAAGGTATGTAGACGCTTCATCGCTTTGCGGCTTGCTTCTTTTATTCTTTGTCGAAACTGCCTCTGCTGCACTCTTATTGCTCTTGCTCTTAGTTTCTTTGCCAATGCCTCTATCTGATTTGTAGAGGTCAATTGCTCTTGCTGCTGAACGTGCGTCATTATCATTCTCGTACAGTGCGTCCTGTACCCACTTAGGTTGTTCTTCTGCCCACTCGTGGAAATCATCACTGTCACGAATGTCATCAAAGTCTGGATGCATCTGCATTAATGCTGCTTCTGCTTTTTCTTTCGTAGCTGAGTTATGCATCTCATCAATTGCTTTCAAGCGTTCTTCAAGAGCAGTTGATTGCTCACGTGCTTTCTTCATTGCAATTGTTTCAACGATAGCTGCTACATCAGGATACTCTGTTGCCCATGTCTCAATGTCCTCATCGGACTTAGGCAACTTCATTTCTTTCTTAGTAGCACTTTCCAGTTGACTTTTAAGCGCAGCTAGTTCAGTCTTAAATTCTTCTGCCTGTTTCTGTTGATGTCGGCGTAGGTCAGAGTAACGCTTCTTAAATGTTTTCTCTTCTGCGCTAGTAGGTTCAGCTTCTACTTCTTCTGTTTCTTCACCTTCACGTGCCTTCATTAGTTCTTCTAGTTCTTCCTCATCACGCTTTATTCGTTCTTCTTGCGTGTAAGGTTTATTCACAAATGCTGCCTTTGGTGTTGACTGCATCTCTTCTGCCATGATTGTATCGTTCATTGTATTCTCCTTGTTGGGGCCACCGTAGCCACACTGTCGGGCGTGGGGAGTGAGTAGCCAACGAATTGTGGATTATTTTTTAGAAGCTAGTCCACCACGCTTCATTTTCTTTTTAGCTTTAAGTTTTGGTTTAGATACTAAACCGCCTGTTGCATGACTAAGACCGTAGCTACCACCTGCTCCAGAACCTGATTCGCTATCACTATCTTTATCATGGTCGGAATCTTCTCCGGGACCAGTTGACTGTTGCGCTTGAATACGCGACAATTCATCTCTACTAGCTTGTTCTGCTGCATCCATTACAGCCTGTTGTTTTTGTTCTTCTGCTGCTTTTTCTTCTGCAGTTCTTGCCGCAATTTTAGCTTGTGCTTCCGCTACTATTTTAGCAGACCTTTCTTCTGCTGCTTTTCTAGCTGCTTCTTTTTCCGCTGCTTCTTTTCTTGCTTGAGCAGCTTTTTTCAAATCCTCAAATATAGTTTTTACTTCTGATGAATTTACACCACCTTCTGCACCTGCAATAGTATCTTTAAGTGCATTGTATTCATCTCCTTTAAGAGTAAATTTACCATTTTCGTTTTGAAAAGTTACAGTAGCATCTTTAGGTATGTCTTTATCTGTTGCTAGTCCAAACACACCCTTCATAATACCTGCAGTACCCGATAACCCGCCCATACCATCAAATGATATACCATATTTTTCACCAGCTACACTTAAACGTCCACCACCCGGACCATACTTTTCTTCATCAGTAGGACCGTAAGAGTCACGGTCTTCCCCACCTGTCTGTTCTTCACGTACACTGGTAGTCCGCGTTTTAACATCTGTAGGTGTAGTTGTTACTTCTTCTGTCTTAGTAGCTTCAGGGTCTACATAAGTAAAACCTTCTGGAATAGGGTATATAGGTTGACCTGCTTTAAACGGTATCTGTCTAACTTCACCAGATTCATTTTTATATTCACGCAGTTCATCATACTGACCCGGAGTACTACCAATAGTTTGTGTAAATGTAGGTATCTCTGAAGGTTTATATGTTTTCATAGTTGGTACAGCAGCTTGCTGTGGTCTTATAGGTTGTACATACTGTTGTGATGCTGCTTGTTGAGGAACTGCTGCTACACCTGTTGTTGGTGCAGTTGTCGTAGGATTATAATATACACCTGTGTTTGGATTAGGTGTAGGCATACCCCCTACTGCAAACTCTTGACGAGTATTATACTCATCTTCATCTTCCATGTCAAGGTCATTTATGTCAAAAGGTAAATCATCTGGCATAGTAGCTTCATCACTATTTCCCATCTGCCCCATTTCATCCATCATCTTCAAGCCCATTTTAGCTTCTTGACGAATTTGCATTAAGTTGCCTAAACCAATATAGCGTACTACATCAGCAGGAAATACAAACTCGCCTTCACTAAGTTGGGCAGGAATATCGTCACGGACTTCTTCTTGCGTAGAGCCGGGTGGTACATCATTACCAGACACAGGGTCTACTGAACCACCTTCATCCATTAGTCCACCGTCCTCAAACATTTCCATTTGTTTTTGCATTGGTACTGCTCCACCTTCGTTAAATTCAAACCCTAAAAAACTACGCTTTGGTTTATCTGGTATATCTTCTACTCGTTCTACAGGAAATAAACCCAGTTCATCTGTAGATTTTTTAGTCTTAAATCTTTCTATGCCTTGTTCTTCCATAGGAATATTTTCACCTACGTCTTGAATCGGCTCATCTTGATTTATGTTCTGTGTTTTTTCAGCGGTTTTAGGAAAAGCCTTTTGTCTAAACTGTGTTAGTTTAGCTGTGTTTTTTAATAACTCAGGTTGATTACCTTTATTATATAAATTACTAACAACCGCAGCATATTCATTAGGATTTAATTGGCTTCTATCTACTCCTGTTCTATCTAACATTTTATTAATTTCAACATCTAGGTAACTAGAAACAAGTTCTTCTTCTTTATCTGGATTATTTTTAATGTATTTTTTAAATTGTGATGAAGACATCTTTTTTATTCTAGGGTCTACTAAAGCTGCCTTATCTTGTTTTATATGATATTTTCCAACAGTATTACCTATTTTTTCAAGACCTGTTTTAGTACCCCCACTAGATTCTACTTCTAACAACAAATTTAAAGCAGCGTATTTTTGAGCAGTATTTAAATCTGCATCTTTTGATAACTCAGGAAATACAGAATTAATACCATCAAACACATCTTTTTCTCTACTGCGCCTATTAACTAAACCCTGCATAGTTTTTCCATCAGCTTTTGTAACATTCATTTGTTTTTTAACAGCGTCTGATATTTCGGCATCAAAAGTTTTTTTAGACTTAGGTAATTCCATTTATCTCATCTCTTAGTTGTTTTAGTCTACGTAATACAGATATTGCACCTTGTTGTCTATGCAGTGCAACAGTATCATTTGATTGTTCCATTACTTTATGATGCTGTTCAATTGCATCGTCCAAGTAATTATTGAATGCCTCCCATTGGTGGTTGTTGCCCACCAGCGGCTTGAGGTTGCTGAGTATTTGCTTCTTGTCCATTTGCACTAAATCCTTGTTCACCCGGTGTAGGAACTTGTCCCATACCTATTGTACCACCACCTGCGCCAGTTGGGTCCATTGGATTAGCACCTGCTGGTGCGCCTTCTGGTCCTGCTGCTGGGGCTTGGAAGCCTTTCATAATCTCTGCTTGCAGAGCAGCTTCATCCATATTGTTGGTTACTTTGTCGGGGTCTAAGTCTAGTGATGTTGCAATCTCACGAATTACATACTGGAACTTAGCAAAAGGTGCAAGTGCTGGGCTACTTGCTACTTGTAAGAACTGCATCAAACGCTGGCTACGTACTTCGTTAGCCATAAGACTTTCAGTTCCACGTGCCTTAACTTCTAGGTCGCCTTTAATCTCAGGGTCAAAGTCAAACTGCATATTAAAGCGGAAGAAACCTTCACCCAATGGGCGTAGCAGGTAATCATCTACATTCTTTACTACAGTCTTAATACCACCCTGTGCAGCACCCATAAGCATTGATATGCCGGATGCAGTACGGCCTACGCCAGATACTCCTGTTTGCCCATGAGCAAAGCTAGGCATACCTGTGCTTTCGTCTGATAACTGACGTGCTTTGTCAAACAGCATCATATTCTCTGATGATACATTTGGAAACTTAGTTCCAAAGATAGCTTGACCCGGCGCACCACCTTGCCTACGAAATACCTTGCCCGGATATAGTGACAAGTCCTGACCCGGCACTAGATTAGTTTCATCTAGTTCCATAATCAAGTTACCCGATAGAACAGCGTTATCGACAGCCATACGCATAAACCCATTCATAAGAGTTTGTGTGTCGTCCATATTCTCTGCAATGCCCACCCCAAAGAAGGAGTAAGGATTCAGTTCGTATGGCGCAGCATGATATGGAATCTTGCTAGGCTTGAATGGGTTAAGAACCATACGAATAAGTTTACCATTACATACCCACACGTTTGCTTGTAGTTCATCAAAGTCTTTTAACTCATCTGGAATAGTAATGTCTTGGTCTTCAAGCATGTCTACATCGACCATACCCCAATACTCAAGAACTTCAAATCGTTCAATAGATGTTTCAGGTGCATAGTCAGATAGGTCATCTTCCCAGTACTTCTTTGTGTAGTTCTCGCCAATAGCAATAACTTCATCAATCACTTGACCACGGAAGTATGGACGTTTCTTGAGACTACGTAGTTGTGAACGTGACATCTTGTGTCGTTCAATTACGTACTGCGCTTCGTCCATGTTATTTGCATCAGGGTCAGGATAAAAGTTCCAAACAGATACATGCTGTACTTGCGGAACTGTTTTAAACAGTGGGTCATAGTTACCTTCATCATCCCAATTAGGATACTCTTTGTCTGTAGCAAACGGACCTTTCATTACACCTGTGCCAAACAGTGCCATCTCAAATGCAGAGTTACGCATATGTTTACCCGCACCAGACTCTTCTAGTTGGTCATGTATCTTCTTCTGCATTTTCTTAGCCGCAATCATAGCAGGGCTAAATGTAATTGCTGTAGGTGTTTTGCCCGGACCTTCTTTTAGTTTGTCAGATACAGGTTCTAGTTTATTCTGGACAACGCCTAGTTTCTCTTGCAGTGACTGTGACGTAGCACCCGGCTCAAGGTCATTGCCATCACCAGCAAAACCGTATGGGCTAGTAGATAATGCAGTGTCACCACGTAGCTGCTCTGGTTCTTGTGGGTCAAAGTTTACATCTTCTACTACACCTTCTGGTAATTCAGTAGGGTCTACAGATAAAGGAAAACGCTGATTAGCAAACAAGACATCTACAATCTGTCCGTAAGCTGCCAGCGTCTTTGTCTTAGTTACTTTAATAAATACACGAGACTTCTCTGCTTCAGTAAACTGTACATCAGGCCCATATAGACCACGGTAGTTACGATAAGCACGTAGCCAACGGTCTTCGTCTTGTTCACGGTAATCTTCAGAACGCTGGTATCTCTCGTTAATAAACGGAATAATAGATGCTACATCTGCATCAAACACTACAGAGTCATCTGTGTCTTCTAATGCAATTGCATCGTCTTCAATCATAATCTCTTCTTCAGCCATAGTTTTTTCCTTAATAACCAAACGTACTGTCTGCTACACGCATACCAGTGCTAGGTCGTCCCATAGGGTCGTAATCAAATATACTAAATCTTGGTCTTGACATTATTCCATATCTAAGGGCATCATACAAATGGTCTTCACTGTGCGTATCAATGTCTTCCGGATTTTTCTTATCAAGGGGGATGGCTGGTAACTGCGATACGACATTTGTGCAACTATTAAAGAATACAAGTCTAGGCTCCTCTGTAAATTCATCTACCTGCAAACGCCTGTGTATTTCGTTCTTACCTGCTACACGGCTACCACGGCTTCTATCTGATGGTCTCCAACGACATCCTCTACTAATCATTGTCTCTGCAAGGCTAGGACCAGTATCGCCACGTTTATGCCACAGAGAAGAATCAAGCACACCATACTTAATAGTACCATCGCCAGATTCTACATCCAGTATCATATCTGCCAAGTCTGCGGCAAGGACTTTAGAAACGTATAGTTCTCTATATACCACAAGCTGTTCGTTAGGTGCAACAGCAAACCAAACAACACCGGACTTACTACCATAACCATAGTCACAAGCCCTAAACTTAACCCAGTTGTTAGGAATATCGAAAGGCTCAATAACATGAATATTGCGGTCAAACTCAGTAAAAGCCGCACCTTCTTTAATATCCCAATCGCCTTCAAGGAGTTGTCGTCTTTGCTGCTCTGGCATAGAGAGTAGCATTGCTTCGTAGTCACCCGACTCTGCCAGATAAGGATTGTCTGATAATCGTGCTGGGATAAACCGCCTTTTAAATAAAGACTTTCCAGCCTTCTCGTGTCCTGCAGGGTATCGCAGTACCTCTCCTGTTTCGTTATCTGTTGCATCGAATGCTCTATTGTAAGGTGCAGGGTCGATGAATGTCTTCTTAACCCAATGATGTCCCCGACCACCGGGGTTAGTTGTTGCTCTCATGTAGATAGGCAAGTCAGGTGCAGTGGACCTTAAACGAGACCGCATGTAATTCCAAGCGTATGGTGTGGACCACTGTGTTAACTCGTCAAACCCTATCCAGCTAAACGCTAGACCCTGATAACGCAATACATCGTCATCTCTATCAAGATACGACATCCACAATCTTGCGCCAGATGGTGCAGTCCACTGCATCTTTCTCTCTGACCATTTAATACCGGGCCAGATTTTTGGGTACAACTCCTGCGACTTAAATACAAGTTCTCTTAGTTCTTCTGTTGTATGTCGCAGTAGCAACCCACTAAATGCAGGATGCCCCATGTAGCGTAGTGGGTCAGCTAACATGGCGTAAGACTTGCCACCACCAGCACTACCACCATAAAGTACTTCTCGTTCTGCTGCAGCTAAGAAGTCTGTCTGTGGACCCTTATTGGGTTTAAATAAAACATTGGCTGTCTCTTCAATAGCCTGTGTTTCATATTCAATAGGCAGTATCTCAACTGTTGGCTTTGGAGCCTGTTCTTTCTTCTTGGAGGCTTTTCGCTTTGGCGATTGCCGTTTCCGCATACTCTGCCCACTTGAGGAGGCTTTTAGCTTGGTTCTTACGTCTTCGTTCATTCTGTAACCGTTTCCTTAATCCCACATGCGAGATGTATCTGCCAGTATTTGTACTCAACCAGTTCGCTACTTCACGATAACTGTATTGATTTACGTGGCTACGTGCTTTCTCTAATAGGTCTAACTCTGTTGGTATAGGGTCAAGAATGTCGGGGTCTTCATCGTTTTGTTTATAACCAAAAGGTACAGTCCTTGCAATACGAGGTATCTGTATCCATTCGTTTTCTTCTTTAATATCTGTTGGCTGGGGGAGTTTCCACTTGCCTATGCTTCTAGTCATCGTCTTCTACAACTGCTTTAGGTGGCATAAGCATTACACCGCCGGATGCTTCTACTTGCATCTTCTCAGTCTTTACTAGACCAGTACGGTCAAGCAGTTCTTTAGCTGCTGCCATCTTATCACGTATGCCTAACTCAGTTGGGTCATACAATGCATGTGTCATAGCTATCGCAGCCTTCGGTGCATTACGTGCCATGTACATTTGAGTTGCCTCAAGTATTTCTTCTTTAAGACCTTTAACAATTTCTGCAGTACTAGAAGTGTCAGCATATCCCGCCAGTTTCTTTGCTTGCACCATATCACCACCTGCTTCTTCAAACAGGACGTTGAGTAGTGCTTGTTGCTTATCAGTTAATTGTCTAGCCATTAAAACTCACCATTGTGCATTGCGTTTGCTAATTTTGTACTTCTTGATTTTACCTGATTTGCCCACCTGCTGTCAAGCATTTCTTTTGCTGCATTGATAAAATCTTCATTATGGATAGCATTCCACATCTTTTTAAACTTACACAGTCTTGGGACACCCATATTGAATGCCATATCCATAAGTACAAGTTGACGTACACTGTCTAGCTTGTCTACGCAAGGGTGCGCACGTACAAGTTCTTCTTCGACAATCTGCACGTCATTCTGTGCTAGATACATAGCATC